TAACGAGACCGCACCGGGTGCACATCGATTTAAGCTCGATCCTACTCTTGTTCTTCGTGATAGTCTGTCGAATCTAAACGACTACATTGAGATTGCAAGAATTGTCAACGGTGAGATTGCAAGAGAGGCTCGTGAGTCAGAGTACTCCGTTCTTGGCGACACAATCGCACGTCGAACCTTTGAGGAATCCGGCGACTACGTCATTAAGAACTTTAACATTGGTGTCGAGCCTCATCCTTCGGACAACACTAAGCTGAAGTTAGAGTTCGAACCGGGTAAGGCATACATTCGTGGATATCGTGTTAACCTTACCGACACCACTCGTGTTGATCTCGACAAAGCACGTACGACGGACAATGAAGAAGACGTGCTCGTGCCTCTTCAGTTCGGAGACTACGTTCATACTAAGACTCTATTCGGTCATCCCGAACCGTTTACTGAAGTTAAGCTGTACTCGGATTCTACTCTTAACTTTACGAATAGCGTTCCGGATGAGCCGTCGACTCAGATCGGCACGGCGACCGTAAAGGCAGTATCATACGATCCAGTCCGTACCGGTGTTGCCGGTGAAACGGTTGTACGCCTCCACATGTTTAACTTTGACTTTACCGGATCCAACTCGGTGGAGGATATCAGAACGTTTTATTCTGATGTCAATTCCCCTGTGTTCGCAGGTGAAGTTGAGGCGGGATCGCAGGACGGTTCGGGTAACACGGTTCTTCAAGAAACATCGGATCAGGTCTCGGTCTATCAGATTCCGTTCTCTGAGGTCGATACGGTAAGTGACTCGTCGTTTAACTTCTATAAGGAATACGGTTCGGTCGTTAGTGGTTCATCTGTTACGATCTCAACACCGGAGGCAGCCGAGCAGTTCCGAGACGAAGTCACCGACTATCTTGTGTACGTCACCAACGTTGTCAACGGTTCGACTCCAGCAAGTTCTATCGGTAATATCGGAGTACCGAACGGTGTATCACTTTCGGTCGACAATAAGACCGCAACTCTTGATCTAAGTAACTTTGCGATTAATGATAACGATGAGGTCGAGATCTATGCGGTCATGTTTAAGTCGACCGGACTGATTAAGACTAAGACACCGGTTCAGAACTCAACGGTTACGACAGGATCCACGCCGGGTTCAACGATCGACCTTGGTGTTGCCGATGTGTTTAACATTGTATCGATTCAGGACGGTGCGGGTAACGACTTTACCTCTTTCTATCAGCTCGACACTGGTCAGCGAGATAACTTCTATGACATCTCTAAACTGAATCTCAGACCTGGATTCAGTGCACCGACTACCGCACTCACGGTTACATTTGACTTTTTCAATCATAGTAGCGGTGACTTTTTTACTGCTGACTCGTACGATGCGATTGCTTACGAAGACATACCGTCATATACATCAGAGGCTGGTCAGACGTTTAAGCTCGCCAACTCGGTCGACTTTAGGCCAATTGCGAATACATCAGGTAACTTTACGAACAGCCCAGTATCATACGTTCCCGACTCAGAAGCAATTCTTGACTTTAGTTTCTATCTTCCACGGCGTGATAAAATCTGCGTCGACTACGAGGGTGAGTTCTTTGTCGTGAAGGGTGTGCCGGACCTAGAACCGGAATCTCCAAAGCGTATCGACAATGCGATCACGCTATACGATATTCGAGTTAACGCATACACGTTTGATACCGATGATCTCGTCGTCGAGCCGGTTAAGCACCCTCGATTTAGAATGAAGGATATCGGTAGGCTCGAGGAAAGAATCGAGAATCTTGAGTACTTTACTGCGTTAAGTCTCGTCGAGCAGGATGCGATCTCTCGTGAGTTTATCGATAAGTTTAAGTCTGGTATTCTTGTCGATTCCTTTACCGGTCATCAGGTAGGTAACGCGACCGAACAGACGTATCGAGCAGCAGTCGATCCTCAGAATGGTGAGCTACGTCCGGAATCATCGACCAAGGCTATCCCTCTTGCTGATGACGGTACTGGGTCGAATACTCAGACGACCGGACCGATCGTAACGTTACCTTATACTGAGACGACTCTGATAAGTCAGGAAAAGGCAACAAAGATCGAGCGTATTCAGCCGTTCATTAAGTTTACCTTTGATGGTACGATGGTGCTCGATCCTCCGGCAGACTCATGGGTATCGACTCAGAGAGTACCGGACACGACTCTTGATGGAGGTAACGAGTTTACCGATGCGTTCCGTGCAAGTCAGAATGCCCTCGGTACGGTCTGGGGTGGATGGCGTACATTCTGGCGTGGTAATACACTGCTTCGTACTCGTACGGGTGAGAGAATCACTCGTACAGAAAGTACGGAGATCGAACGTATCGGCGATCGTGTGGTCAACCGTTCTGCGATTCCTTTCATTCGTTCACGTGTTATCGAGTTCACTGCTACAGGAATGAAGCCACAGACCGATGTGATTCCGTTCTTTGATAGTGTCGATGTAACGGCGTTCTGTGCACCGACTGGTGGGAATAATGGTGATCAGCTAACGACTGATGCGATCGGTACGATCACTGGCACGTTTGAGATTCCTAACGAGGACGATAATCGATTCCGTACAGGAACTCGTCTTTTTGAATTGATCGATTCACGTACGAATCCATCAACAGATGCTACTGCTACATACAGTGCTCAGGGTATTCTTGAGGATATCTCGACATTCTTCTTGTCGACCACAATCGTTGATGTTGACTCGACTAACCTATCTCAGACGCAGACCGTTCGTGTTCGTAGACCAGATCGTGGTGTTGGTCGTGATCCACTTGCACAGTCGTTTGTTTCTGAATTAGAGAACGGTGCGTTCGTTACATCTATCGATCTTTACTTTGGTCCGGAGGCTGCGAATAACGACTTTCCGGTTACTGTTCAGATTCGCAACATGGAGAACGGATTCCCAGGGCCAGAGATCGCACCGTTCGGAACAATCACTAAGAACGCAACGGATCTAGGTAATGGATCGAGTGATGCTTCTGTTGCGACTCGCTTTACGTTTCCTGCACCGGTATATCTCGAAGAGGACGAGGAGTACTGCTTTGTCGTTCTCACCGACTCTGATGTTCTTACGGTATGGGCGTCAGAGATGGGCCAGACCGATGTGATCACTGGTGAGCGAGTTACACGTCAACCGTTCCTCGGATCACTGTTTAAGTCACAGAACAATCGTACGTGGACTCCGGCTCAGCTCGAGGACCTTAAGTTCGAGATCAATCGTGCATCGTTCAATACGGGTGTGACAGGTCAGATCGTCTTTGAGAATTCCGTTTCATCCAACGATTCGGGTACCGAAGCCGATCCATACATTACAGTTCTACCGCTCGATCCTTTTGTGTTTACCGATGGATCAAATATAATCAAGGTGTCCCATCCTAACCACTCGATGGTGGCCGGTGATACCGTTCAGTTTACGGCCACCAACTCGAGTGCTCTTGCCGGTATACCAGAGAGTGAGATCTTTGGTACGAATCTTACCGTTGCGACCGGACCATCGAGCGAGCCGATTAAGCCGGACGAGTACTATGTCCAGGTGAGCACGAGTGCCACGGCTGATGCTCAGCTCGGCGGAGCGGCGGTCAATGCGACTCAACACGTTGGATTTAGTTTCATTCATCCGGTGGTCGAGACACTCTCACTTCCGGGTGCTTCAGTAGGGTTCGAGTTCAGAGGTACGGCTAAGTCGACTAAAGCAACTGACGGATCGTTCGTTAACATTACGATCGGTGAGGATAACTATCTCAAGACTCCAAAGACGAGCGTGGAGAGCGGTGACGATAGTGTTCTCGTTCGTGCGACTCTGACGGCAGAGAAGGATAACATCTCTCCGTACATCGACACTAAGAGAATCTCATTACTTGCCACGGAGAATCGAGTCAATAACCTCGAGGATACGGATTCAGTCGCAGAGACCGATGAGGCAGCGGCGAGATACTTCACAAAACCGGTCGAACTTGTAAATCCTGCCAACGAACTTCGAGTCTTCTTTGATGGTAACCGACCATCGGCTACGAACATCGATGTTTACTATAAGGTAAGACCGACGGGTAGCGGTACACCGATCGAACAGCAGCCATGGCAGGAAATGCCACGAGTCGTATACGGTGCGGTGACTGAGACCGATGATGTGTTTAACGAGTACTCGTACCTTGAGAACTTTGGAAGTGACTTTAATATCTTTGCGATTAAGATCGTAATGAGGTCGAGCAACGAGGCTCGTGTACCGCGTATTCGTGATCTACGAGCGATCGCAATCAAGGACTAACAATTATCATGTCTGCCAATCAACGATACCTAAAGATTAAGAACCACGATGGTTATAAGAAGGACCTACAAACCGGTGCGATTGTTTCTGATAACACGTATCAGTACGAGGCCTTCCTAGAAAAGAAACGTGAGAAACGAACTTTTGTGGAACGTCTTGATAATCTTGAGAAGACGCTCGACAAGATTCTTGAAAGGTTGGATGCCAAATGAAAGACATGATTAAGATTACTGGTCGACCAACGATCACGCTGTATGACAAACACGGTAATGTAAAGCAGCATCTTGAGGAAGACAACCTTATCGTTAATGCCGGTAAAAACTTTATCATTAAGAAAGCGTTCGATCGTTTTGCCGATCCTGCTCCAGAGATCGATACGATTGCCGCTGGAGACGGTACGACTGCGGCCGCTGCTTCTGATACATCTCTTGAGAATCAACTCGGAGAGACGGTAATTAGCAGCTATTCAGTAGATAACAATGAGGTACAACTTTTTGCAACTCTTAGTGAGAACGTTGCGACGGGTACTATTAGTGAACTAGCAGTGCTATCAAGTGACGATGTATTGATCTCAAGAATTGTAGTCTCAACACCATTTGAAAAGGCAGCTAGTGATTTTCTTAACATTAGTTGGTCTATTCAAGTTGGTTAATTTATAAATACTATTATGGCATCGTATGCAAACTTATTTGTTGATCAGGGCGCGGATTTTTCTACGAATCTTATTGTAGAGGGCGCAGACCGAGATCCTCTCGATCTTACGGATCTAACATTATCCGGTCAGATCCGAAGAACGCATCAGTCAGAGACCGCCTTTGATTTTGTACTTAGTAAAGCAGATGCGGTTGGCGGGGAGATTCTTATTGAGCTCGACGATGCGACTACCGCAAGTATGAAACGAGGCAGATACGTCTACGATATATTTGCGAGTGATACGGTAAGTGGAAACGACTTTAAGATTATTGAGGGAATACTAGAAATAGTACCACGCGTAACGAGAACGAGCTAAATGTCTGACAAGATACGAGCTAAAGTAAACCAGACATCTGGTGCTTCGCGTATACGCAGTAGAGTTAAGCAGGAGGACGACTTAAATGTACGTTCGTCTCTGACTCTTACGAGAAGACTTGAAAAGTTTACGAACATAGATGATACTAACTTAGAGAACGGCTCGGTACTTGTTTATAAAGAGCCGACTGAAAACTGGACAGCAACGAGAGACCTGGATCAACAGAACGTTGACGGCGGCGAATTCTAAAATATCTAACGGAGATTAAGAGCAATGGCAAGTGTCATTCGAATTAAAAGAAGTGGTACATCGGGCAATCCGTCCACACTCGCAGCAGGTGAGTTAGCATATTCTGCTGCTGACGCACAATCGGTACAGGGTGGTGATCGGCTCTATATCGGTTTTGGTTCCGAAACAAACGGTAACGCTGCAGAACACATTGTCATCGGTGGTGAGTTCTTTACCTCGATGCTCGATCATGCAAAGGGCACGCTGACCGCCGATTCTGCCCTGGTCGTTGATTCAAATAAGAAGATCGACGAACTTAACGTCGATAATCTTACTCTTGATGGTAATACGATCTCATCGACCGATTCGAACGGAGACATCGTTCTTGATCCTAATGGAACGGGACGAACACTTGCTAAGAATCTTTTTATTGATGACGGTGCTTCAGTACGTTCGATCGAAGAGTTCATCGAGGACATCTCTGGTGGACAGATTCAAGGCACTGCCGATGCCATCTCCGTAGACTATAATGATTCGAGTGGCACGACAACAATCGATCTTGTTGAGACTGGTGTCACTGCTGGATCGTTTGGTTCTACAACACAAATCCCAACTTTTACTGTTGACGCAGATGGTCGTTTAACCGCCGCCGGCGAAGTTAGCGTTGCGACCAATCTTAGCGTTTCTGGTGATACCGGATCCGCGACGGTTGATCTACTCAGTGATACACTTGCGTTCACTGGTGGTACTTCAGTAACGACTACGGTTACAGACGGTGCGACTGATACGGTTCAGATCGACGTCGCTGATGCAACCGATAGCGTCAAGGGTATTGCATCGTTTAATTCGTCCGACTTCACGGTATCCAGCGGTGCGGTCTCTCTTGCCACCGTCAACTCAAATGTTGGTCAGTTCGGCTCTTCTGCTGATGTTCCAGTCATTACGGTCGATGGTGAGGGTCGCGTAACGGCTGTCTCTACAGCAAGTATTGCTACTTCGTTTACTCTTAGCGCCGATGCCGGTACGGATGATACATTCAATAACGGTGAGACTCTTACTGTTACTGGCGGTACGGGTATCACAACAACCGTCAGCGATAATACAATAACTGTCGACGGTGATGATGCAACCACTACTACGAAGGGTGTTGCATCGTTTGACTCGAGTAACTTTACGGTATCAAGTGGTGCGGTATCCGCCAAGGATATCACTCTTGGTACCTCGACTCTTACTACTGGTTCAACAACAAACAGTCTTGCTGGACTCCAGCAGCTCGATGTTGACAATGTTCGTGTCGACGGTAACGAGATCAGCACAACCGATACGGACGGCGATCTCTCACTTAATCCGAATGGTACCGGCAACGTCTCGCTCAATTCATCTCGTATTACCGATCTTGCCGAACCGGTTGATCCACAAGACGCCGCTACCAAATCATACGTCGACGCACGTGCGGCAGGTCTTGATCCCAAAGAATCGGTTCGTGTCGCATCAACAACTAACATCGACATTGCTACTGGTTTGGTCGACGGAGTCGCGGTTGATGGCGTTACTGTTTCGACCGGCGATCGTGTCCTCTTAAAGGATCAGACCGATGCCACTGAGAACGGCGTATATGTTGTTGTAGCATCCGGTGCCGCAAGTCGCGCAGCCGATTTTGATGAGCCGGAAGAAGTTACCTCAGGTATATTCTTCTTTGTTGAGGAAGGCGCTTCCGGTGACAACCGTGGGTTTGTTCTTACATCGGATGGCGGTCAGCAGGCCGTTGGTACCGATCCTCTTAACTTTGTTCAGTTCTCTGGTGCTGGTCAGATCACAGCCGGTGATGGACTCGATAAGACCGGAGACGTTCTTTCTGTCAATACTGCTAATGGTATTGAGGTATCGAGTGATAACGTTCAGTTGGCATCTTCGGTCGCCGGCGACGGTCTTACGTTTAACTCCGGAGTACTTGATGTCGGTGGCACAGCTGATCGAATCTCGGTGTCTGCCGATTCAATCGACATTGCATCGACATACGTTGGTCAGGCATCGATCACGACTCTTGGTACGATCACAACAGGTACCTGGCAGGGCGATATCATCAGTCCTGAGTATGGCGGTACCGGAGTCGATAACGGTACTAAGACGATTACTCTTGGTGGCAATCTTGTTACATCAGGTGCCAACGATCTTACACTGACCACGACTGGTGCAACTAACGTCACGCTACCAACGACTGGTACGTTGGCGACACTTGATCAGACCGAGACGTTTACCAATAAGACGATTAATGCTTCTGATATTGGTGTAGCGAATCCTGGTACTGCTGCATTTACCGATCTTGCTGCTTCCGGCGATGTTACCTTTACGAGTACCGATAACTCCTCATCGATCTCGACGGGTGCGCTCGTTGTCGGTGGCGGTGTAGGAATTGGAAAACAATTGTATGTAGGAACTAATCTGATTGGTTCTGGCGCCGCTACAAGTAACTTAGAGGGATTTAATATCGACGGCGGTACATTTTAAGAGTTGTCATTAACTTAATAAGGAGTAAGTCAAAATGACAACTACGAATAGGATACTGCTAAAGAAGTCTTCGGTAGTTGGAAGAGCACCGCAGACGGAAGACGTCGAGTTTGGTGAGTTAGCTCTTAACTTTGCTGACGGTCGACTTTATTTTAAGAACGCAAATAATATTGTCGACTTCTTTGAAAGCAATCAAAAGATTGACGAGAAGTTAACTCCGAATCTCTTACCATTTAGATCTACAAATGATGGGAGCCTTGGTTCAGTCGCTACAATAGAAGCAACCGAGTACAACATCAACCTTGGGAGTATAACAGAGGGTAAATCATTTGCATATAACTTCGGTGAAACAACCGAGGCAACGATTGCAGGTGATGATGGAATCGACGGTGGAACGTTCTAGTAAAAAGATATAAATAAACTTAGATTGATAATCGCACGGCGATTTTTATCGCACTATCGTGTATCATTCTTTTTAGAATAAAGGTATTATGGCTACTACAAATAGAATACTACTAAAGAAGTCTTCGGTTGAAGGTAAGATACCGAGCGCTTCTGAGATTGAGTTCGGAGAGTTGGCTCTTAACTTCTCCGACGGCCGCCTTTATTTCAAGAACTCTGACAATAACGTTGACTTTTTTGAAAGAGTCACAAGTAGCATCGCATCAAATTTTGACGTTCTTCTAAACGATCTTAATCTTGGAAGTGTTACTGACAGTGATATAGAAAACGTACTCAACCTTGAAGCAGTAAATGATTCAACAATAGACTCATTTGATCTTGGATTGGTTGTAACGGGTGGACCGGTTTCACCGAGTGCTTTTATTCTTCCATCATCTACGGTATCAAATCTGCCTGATGGAATTGCGGGTCAAATGTTATTTGTCACAGACGAAGTAAATGGTGCCGCTCCGGCTTTCTATGATGGAAACAGCTGGAAGCGGCTTTCAGACAATCAGACAGTTACAGCAACTTAAGGATATAAACGAATGGCGGTCGAACTTGTACTAAGAAACGGCACTGCAGCAGAAAACGATGCATTTACCGGGGCTCTTGCCGAGGTAACCGTTGATAAAACAAACAACACACTTCGAGTTCATGATGGCTCGACACCAGGCGGTACAGCACTGCTTACTGGCGGTAGCAGCGGATCCACACTCAATAATGTAACACTCACTGGCACAACGACTGTCTCTGGTCAGATCGATAGCGATCTCATTCCTTCTTCGGATATTACCTACGATCTTGGTAGCCCAACGAATCGATGGAACGATCTGTATCTTAGCGGTAATACGATTGACATCGGTGGCGCAACAATCTCTGTGGTCGGTGGAAGCTTTGAGTTCAAGGATTCCGGAGGAAGCGACGCAGAGATTTCACTTGCAGCCAACACGACGGACGATCTTGCCGAAGGTACAACGAATCTTTATGCGGCTCAGGCGGTCGGTACCACCGATGATGTTACCTTTAATAGCGTAACAGTTGACGGCGATCTTACCGTTAATGGAACGACAACGACTCTCAATACCACGACTCTTGATGTCGAGGATATCAACATTACTGTCGCCAACGGTGCGGCTGATGGTACTGCTGCAGATGGTGCCGGTCTTACGATTGATCTGGGCACGGACGGAACGGCCGATTTTACATACGATTCCTCAAACGATCGTCTTGCATCAAATAAATCAATCGCGGCAGATCTTGTTGGTGATGTCACTGGCACAGTATCAGATATTTCGAATCATAATACCGACGATCTTTCCGAAGGTACATCGAATCTTTACTATACTGACACTCGTGTAAGAAATGCTGTCTCTGGTACTACTGGGCTTGATTACTCATCTGCAACTGGTGAGTTTTCGCTTGCTGATACTGCTGTAACCGCCGGATCGTTTGGCTCCGCTTCTGAGGTTCCCGTCATTACGGTTGATGCTCAGGGTCGAATCACAAGTGCGTCGACAACAAACGTCGCCGGTGTATCAAGTTTTTCATATGATAATGCAACCGGTGATCTTGACATCGGTACAGCAGATGGATCAACTTTTACCGCAACGGTTGCACTTGGTCCGTTCACCACTGATGATCTATCTGAAGGTACAAACCTTTACTACACTGATGCTAGAGCAAGAAATGCAGTATCCGCAGGTACTGGTCTCGACTATTCATCCGCAACCGGTGAGTTTTCACTCCCCGATACTAGCGTAACTGCTGGGACAGTGGGTGGTGCTAATGAGATTCCAGTCATTACGATTGATGCTCAAGGTCGAATTACTTCTGCGGTTTCTGCCTTTTCTCCCTCACCGAACGATGCAATGATTACCGTCTCAGCTGGTACTGGATTGTCTGGTGGAGGTAACTTTACGACCGATCAGTCTGGTAACGAGACGATTACTCTTGATGTGGATACGTCGACAATTGCCACACGTTTTTATGTTGATACCGAGGTAGCGAATCTGGTCGATTCATCACCGGCAACACTCGACACACTAAACGAACTCGCAGCTGCTCTCGGTGATGATCCGGACTTTGCCACGACCGTATCGAATAATATCGGTACCAAGGCAGATAAGACAACAGACATAAATGCTGGAAGTGGTCTCACCGGAGGTGGTGATCTATCTGCTGACCGTACGATTAGTCACGCCGATACATCGAGTGTCGGTGATGTTAGCGCGTCGTCAAACACATTTATTGATGGTCTTACATTTGATACTTTCGGTCACGTTACTGGTGTGTCAACATCTTCTGCTGCTCCGCCAAACGATGCTACAATAACAGTTAGTGCGGGTAGCGGCTTGTCTGGCGGAGGTAATTTTACGACTGATCAGTCTGGCAATGAGACGATTACAGTCAACCACGCTGATACATCATCCCAGGGTTCGGTGAATGGTTCTGGTAACACGTTTATTCAAGATATCACTCTTGATGGCTTCGGTCATATTACAAACATAGGAACTAATACACTTACTACATCTGATCTTGGGTTGGATTCCAACGATGGTGTTCGACACGGTTCATTAGGTATAGGTACATCGGCTCCGTCAGGTGGTGAGATCGTTGCAACCGGTGACATTACGTCCAATGCTTCCGATGATCGCCTGAAGGATCACCTTGGAGTTATTCAAGATGCAGTTGGTAAGGTCAACACACTGTCTGGTTTCTACTTTGAGTTTAACGACACTGCTATCGACCTCGGTCTGCAAGAAGGTAAGAGAGTCGGTGTATCGGCTCAGGAAGTACAGAGTGTTCTTCCGGAAGTTGTTAAGGACTCGCCGGTCGACAGTGAATATCTTACTGTTCAGTACGAAAAGCTCGTACCGCTTCTTATCGAAGCGATTAAAGAGCAGTCATCCACGATCGATGATCTAAAGACTCGTATAAATACTCTTGAAGATCAATCGCATTCTCACTGAGAATCGATAAGGAATACTGAATGACATCGATTACAACAAGAGAGACGGCCGGTGGTGGTGCAACCGTAAAGAATGCACCACTCACCAACGCCGAGATTGATAATAACTTTATCTCGATTACTACGAGTAAGCTTGAGGCATCTAACAATCTCAGCGATCTGACCGACACCGCGGCTGCTAAGTCTAATCTCGATCTTGCATCGATGGGCGAGCAAGAGTCAAATAACGTCTCGATTACGGGTGGATCGATATCAGGTATTACACTCACATCGAGTTCGATCGATTTTAATGGTGGCACGATTGATGGTGCTACGATATCGAATTCAACGATTAACAACGATATAAGTGGTACGGCTACAAATGTATCATCAGCGTTAAGTGCCGGAGACGGACTGAGTGGATCAAACTACGACGGTTCATCTGCGATTACCTTTGCGGTCGATGGTTCGGTCGTCAGATCCACCGGTGATCAAACGATCTCTGGTGCAGTAGAAGTCGACTCTCTTGGTGTGAATACTACTGCTCCTGCGGCCAATGGTGATATACGAGCCACAGGAGACATTGTGTCCAACTTCTCGTCGGACATTCGTAACAAAGAAAACATTGAGAATATTGCTAACGCATTGAGTATTGTTGAATCGATTGGCGGTAAAACGTTCGATTGGAGTGATGAATATATAAATAGAAAAGGTGGGGAAGACTCGTACTTTTTACAGAAGAATGACTTTGGTGTCATTGCTCAGGATGTACAAGAGGTGTTTCCTCTAGCAGTAAGAGAGCGAGAGAACGGTGAGTTGGCTGTTGATTATGTTAAGTTATGCTCTCTGGCGTTTGCAGCAATTAAAGAGCTTAACGAAAAAGTTGATAGTTTAATTACACAACAAAGGAATTCATAGATGGCGACATCACTTACAGCAGCCGGAGTTGAGTTTCCGGACAGTTCGGTACTCGGGACCAACCCTCTTCCGTCCGGCACAAGACTTCTCTTTCATAACTCGACCGCACCGACCGGTTGGACCAAGGATACATCAATCAACGACTCGGCACTGCGTGTCGTAAGTGGTACTCCGGGTTCCGGCGGTTCGTCAGGATTCGCATCAGCCCTTGGAACACCATCGGTATCAGGTTCGGTAGGTCTGAGCGGTGAACCCGGATCTGGTAACCTGTCAACGAGCATCTCTGGTAATGTGAACATTGGTTCTACGACACTCAGCGTAAGTCAGATACCCAGTCATAGTCATGATGCTCCTCGAGGCGCCGAGGTAGAGGCCGCGGAGGATGGTTCAGGGTCTACGCGAGCTTCCCCTTCGGATAGAGTCAACACAGGAAATACAGGTGGATCTGGATCTCACAATCATAATGCGAGTCATAACTTATCGGGATCTATTTCTGGCGCCCCAAGTAGAGGTGATCTTTCTGCGTCGCTTTCATCCGCTTCAGCATCAATCAATGTAAAATACCAAGACTTTATTATCGCTCAGAAGGATTAATATATAATATGACAATTGAGATCAAGGATAACTGTCCTCTAAATAAGTTTAAACCATGTCAGAAGTTCGAATGCGCTTGGTACACACAGATTCGTGGCACCGATCCAAACACTGGTAAAGAAGTCGATAATTATGGTTGCGCGGTTGCATGGTTGCCTATGCTTTTAATTGAAAACTCTCAACAGAGCAAACAGACCGGAGCAGCAGTCGAGTCATTTAGAAATGAGATGGTCGATTCAAATCAAACATCGCAAAATCTTATGAGAGCAATGGCACAAGTTCAGTCCAGCGATCAACCCATTCAAAAATACATAGAATCCGGAGATAACGACAATGAGTGATAGAATCACCATTATTAATAACGATGATGGAACCGTTGATGTAATGGTTAATGGAGAAAACGTAGAGAACGTACCTACGACTAATCTTGACTCAACGATTCATGCCGTTCAGTGGTACGGCGATCACGGAGAAGTTGAATATAACGATCATAACGAAGAGATTACAGATTTCTCTGAGTTTGATGCGATTGTGGCCGATCGTCAGGTCGAGATTAATCGTCGAGATGAAGAGGAAATACAGAAAGCTCTAGATAACGAACCGTCTGAAGAAGAAAAGGATCTCTCTCAAAGAGATGCTCTTCTTGAGGACACCGATTGGATTGTTATTAAGTATCTTGATATCGGTGATCCGGTTCCGCAGGAGTGGTCAGACTATCGCCAAGCGCTTCGTGATATTACAGAACAAGCCGGATTTCCTGGTAACGTTGACTGGCCTGAAGAACCGACAACATCTCCTTAATTCTTTAAGTATATTATGATTACATTTTATATTGATGAATCGTTAATGGGTGTGTTTCCTGAACCTATAAAGTCTGGAAAATGCATTCCTGAATACTATAAAAAACTGAATGTCGAATCAAATAATGATCCGCAGAGTGGCACGGCTAAACGGTGTGTTCCTTTTATGGAAGCTATTACTGCTGGTTACATAATTCGATTATGGTCAGATCTTTTCGTCGTAGCAAAAAACGGGGAAATTGAACTTACATTTCCAGACAACTTGCCGTTAAATCAAAGCTTAGGGCACCACAGTTATCATCAGCTTGAGGATCATCCAGCGAGTCATATGGCGTACGGCAAAGATTTAATGAAGTTTGTTAATCCTTGGATTATAGAGACTCCTCCTGGAGTCTCGTGTCTCTTTACGACTCCAATGAATCACTTTGAGACACGATTTAAGTTAATTGATGGTATAGTTGATACCGATACATACTATAACCAAATAAACTTTCCTTTCGTCTGGACCGGTGGGGATGGCGAGTTTTTTATTGAAAAGGGTACTCCACTCGTGCAGGTGTTTCCTTTTGTGAGGTATAATTTTAACAAATACCAAGTAAAGCCAATAGATAATAAAAAACAAAATAAAACTAATTCAATTCTAGGAACTGTTCTTAAACACGGTTATCGTAAATACTTTTGGCATAAACGAAAAAAATAATATCTGTCTATTTACAAATAATGTACAAAGTGATATAATAGATTATTATGATATCAATACTCTCTAGACGTAAAAAGATTACCGTTGACTTTATAACCGCTGATTACAAGGCGTACGACTACTTTCCTATTGATAAGTCGAATAAGTTCATTCCTCAGTGGTGGAAGGATATACCACAAGAATATGAGAGTGATATCTTTAAGACCAAAGGAATGCGAAAAAACTCTTTGAAGAGGTGCCCGGGGTTTATGGATGTGTTTCGGTATAGTTACACGCTTCCTCTCTGGACAAACTGCGAAATCATAGTAGATAAACGAATCAATGCGGAAGGATACTCTACACTTGCCGCTGACGATACCTCGATTACGTCGCATCCATCTTCTCAGGCAGGTAGATTTATGCCGTCGAATTCTTTAATACACTTTAAGTTTCACAGTCCATGGCTTGGGTATTCAATAAAGAACAGAGATCTGCTGTGGGACTGGGCGCCTGCCGTTTGGAATAACCCAAATCTTTTAAGTAGACTCATTATTCCAACGGCCTTTCGTAACTTTAGAGGTGGCACATCAACAAACATTCATACATTTATGAATTCAGAAAACAGTGATGTATTGAATCTTGATGCAGGAATACCAATGATTCATATGACACCAATGACCGACAGTAAAGTAGAGGTCAAGTGTCACTACGATCCAGAATGGTTTGGAAAACTAAGTTCATGTATGTCTGCTAATTTTTCAAATAATAGTGTATACTATACACGTCAAAAAAATATGTAAACTAATATGGCTTCGTTTGATTCCGTAAAACATTTTGAAAAACACGTTGCGAATTACTTTGGTGCAAAATTCGGTGTTGCAACTGATTCATGTACTCATGCTATAGAGCTCTGTCTACGATACGACCTAGTAGATAAGACGTCTTGTCCAAAACACACGTATCTTTCAATTCCAATGACACTGATGAAACTTGCTATTGATTGGAATTGGAATTATGAAGAATGGAAATCATATTATTTTCTTTCTGATACTCGTATTGTTGATGCAGCAGTTCTTTGGAAAAAAAATTCATATATTCCAGGCTCACTCATGTGCCTCAGCTTTCAGTTTAAGAAACACTTATCGATCGGTCGTGGCGGAATGATTCTTACTAACAGCCGTGATGAGTGGATAACATTAAAATCAATGAGTTATGATGGTCGAAATACTGATGTTCCATGGATGGAACAAGACATAACTCAGATAGGATACCATTACTACATGACGCCTGAATCTGCCGAATACGGATTACAACAATTTCATAAAGTAAAAGATACAACACCTAAACAATGGTCTTATTCTAATTATCCTGACCTTTCAAATATAACGGTTTTTAATAATGGATCTTAATAATAAGTTATCTGGATTCCCCCATGTATATTATTTTAACATGGATGAAGAAGACAATCGTCGCAACTACATGGAAAGCCAGTTTGACAAATATGACATAAATTATACTAGGATCTCTAGCAATAGATTTGACGCTGATAAGATTAACCAATGGGATAATTATTTACAAGACAAAGATCTAGTTATTGAAAATACTGCAGGAATGGGTCCTCGAGTATTAGCTAATTTTGTAAGTCACATGGTTTTTCTTAAAGAGTGGTATGAGTCGTCAAATGAAGATTGCATAGTTCTAATGGAAGACGACTACGATCTTAGCCTTATTGATTATTGGCATTTTGACTGGAAATACCTAGTGTCAAAATTACCATTTGACTGGGATACTGTTCAACTGGGTTATGAACACTTTGAGAAAGTTGAGTTTTTTCTTAGCCACAAAGACTATCGATCATTTAACTTTGGACCTACTTTAATCAATAGACGCCATGTATCAAAACTGTTGGATTTATACTTTAGCTCCGAACACAAAATAAAAACTCAAAGTCTTTCATGTTATGGTATTGATGAAAGAACATTTTCTGTCGACATGTCGATAAACCATGTTGGTAAGAATTATACTCTTCCTTTAATTACAACAAATACTGATCTTTTCCAACAAGATAACGCGTATCATGTGTATAAACGCCATCAAACAAATAGATACATATACCATTACTGGTGGAAGAATAAAAGAGATGATTTTTCTTTGGATGAATTTTTTACAATGAATAAATTAAACGATATTGATATGACGGAGTACCTGTATAACTATGAGTCACGTGCGCTTAGCTTCTAACGAATGGGATTCACTTAAGTCAACAATTGTTGGTGATGCGACAAACGCTCGGATACCAAAACTTGACAAGAGTCTTCGTACCGTTAACTACGCCGACGTTTATGATGAGAACAAAATTGTGTCGGGAAAATATCCTGATGTGGTTGTTAAAGAAGCCAATGAAGATCTTGAGATATTTGCTAACTTTTTGAAAAATGAAGGAATTGAGGTTTATCATCCTATAGAAAATGCAGAACCGAGTTACTATAATTATTGCCCTCGTGATGGAGTTTTGGTTCACGATGACATGATTCTTTCAGCACCGCAGCCATTACGCGCAAGACGTAATGAAGAGCAATTCATAGAGCATCATTTTTTGAATCTTAACACAAAGTATATTAAAACCAATCCAGAACTATCTGATAATCTTTATAATGAAGGCTGCGTTGGTAATCCAGACATCCTTGCGTTAAACGAGCTTGAACCCTGCTTTGATGCGGCAAACGTTCTTCGTGCAAATGACGATTTATTTTATCTTGTAAGTAACTCTGGTAACAAGATAGGTGCCGAGTACTTACAAGAAGTAGTTGGTCTAAATAAAAAAGTTTGGACCATAGAGGGTGTGTACAGTTATATGCATCTTGATAGTACTATTGCGCTTCTTCGTGAAGGGTTAATGCTGCTCAATCCTTCTCGTATAAAGTCAAAGGATCAATTACCAAAACCTCTTCAGTCATGGGATGTAATATGGTGCCCCGAGCCAACTGATATCGGTCATTATCCAGGTTATAACAATGCGAGTACGTGGGTTAGTATGAACCTATTTTCTCTTTCACCGAGTCGTGTAGTGCTTGAAGAGAGACAACATAATCTACGAAAGGAACTAGAAAAGCATAATATTGAGTGTGCGATGCTCCCAATGCGTCACGCTCGTACACTTGGTGGTTGTTTTCATTGCGTGACACTGGACTTGATTAGAGAGTAATATATAACACATGAGTACATTAATAAGTGGTGAATAAATTGAGTACGATTGGATTTATCGGTCTAGGTAAACTTGGACTTCCATGCGCCGAAGAGTTCGGTAAGGCGGGTCATATTGTAAATGGTTACGATATTACAAATATTGGCTCTGATGTAGTTGATGTAAAGTCATCTATTCAAGAGTGTGTAAAGGATTGTGATACTGTGTTCATTGCAGTGCCTACTCCTCATGATGAAAGATACGATGGATCGATTCCTATTGCGGATCTTGAACCTAAGGACTTTGACTATTCAATTGTTAAAGATACTATTGAAGAAGCTGACAAGTACATGAACAAGGATCAGCTCTTAGTTCTTATATCAACTGTTCTGCCAGGCACTACACGCAGAGAGTTTGTCCCCCTCATTTGTAATACTCGGTTTGCGTATAATCCTTATCTTATTGCAATGGGTTCAGTCGCGTGGGACATGGTTAATCCAGAAATGATTATGATTGGTACAGAAGATGGTAGTC